ACACGGTGGAAGGTCGTCTGGCGCTTATCGGTGCGATCAAAGAATACCTGGCACAGCTGTCGCTGAGCAACGTCATCGAAGCAGATGGCTACGATGTCATTCTCGACCCGGCTTACTACGGCGATGCACCAGTCATCAAACCGGAGCCGGATCAAGTGTTCCTGCAATGGAACGTGAAGCTCACCGACGTGATGGAGCAGCTGTTCGGCACATTTTACGTGCAATAAATAAGCATTTTACGTGCATAAGTATTTCGCAGGCAATCAGCAGAAATGGTGTAGCTTGTTAACAACGAGGATTTTGTGAAATCCCGAACTATATTATGAATCATTTTGAGGAGGAAAAAGAAATGTTGGATGCTTCAAGAGTCATTTTAGGTACGTATGGTCAGGCATATATTGATGGGGTATGGCAGACACATATTAACAAGCTCGAAGCTAGCGTGGAAATTGATAAAAGAGAATTGAATTTGGTTGGTAACACTTGGAAAGTGCATAAAAATGGAGCTAAAAAAGGTACTGGAACGATGAGTGGTTACAAAGTAACTTCTGATATGATTCGTCGCGGTTTTGAAAAATTCGATATTATTTCCAAGCTGGACGATCCCGAATCTTTTGGACATGAACGTGTTCGTTTGATTCGCTGCATGCCAGATAAGATTCAATTAGCTAACTGGACCGCAGGAGAGGAAGTACCAGAAGAAACGACCTTCACCTTCGAAGGTTATGAACTGCTTGATCCTATCGTTGCTGAGTAATCTATTGATCATGTTGGGCCTGGAGTAATTCCGGGCCTAATTTTCAAAATTTTATTAGGGGGATATAACATGAGCTTGCCTGAAAATATGTCAGAAGAACAAATTTTAGATAGTCTTTTTGAAGCTGCAGACAAATTACCAGAGGAAACTGTTCGAATTCAACGCCTCGATATGCTTCTCACACTTCGTGGTTTGACGTCCAACAAAGTAGATAGCATCCGTGAACGGTGCACAATTCGTAAAACCATTAAAGGCCGTGTGGATGAAAAAGTAGATACAGAAACATTTAATGCATTGCTTATCTCTGAAGCTACGGCTGGTCTAGAGGTACAAGGTCTGCAAATTAATGGTTGGGGTGACCCGCGAATTACTAGCCGGCTTAAATTGTCCGGTGGTGAACAGGCTGTGCGCCGTATGCTTCTGGCAGGGGAACTGGATGCGGTAGGTGACAAAGTTCTGGAACTGTCCGGCTTCGGTGTGGAAATTGATGATCTAAAAAACTGATTCGCTCCGGCGGAATGACGACGGTGCTGTATCATCTGTGGATACGGCATCACCTCCGTCCCGGAGAGTTTTGGTCCTTAAACAGAGGGGAAAAATCCATGTTAATCGCTTTTGCAGAAGAGGAACTGGACGCATTATCAAAACAAATACAGCAATAATAGATACGCAAGGAGGTGAGTAGATGGCAGGATCAAGTAACTATAGAGTTAATATTGTTACAGATGTAGAGGATTTAATCATTACAAACCGGGAACTTAAAGCAACAAGTCGCTATATTGAGCAGATACAACGGCTTTCTGATCGCTTAGGTCGTGCCCGTTATCAGAGCTTGATTAAGCTAAATACGGAACTCAAGTATATGCACAGGCATCTGGGTAATATTTATAGCCTAGCTATTCGTCTTAGTCGGCTACGCATTAGGCCAAAAGTCTTTCTCATTGACAAGGCAACTCCGGTGCTTGAAGCGCTTATCAGAAAGCTAAAAAGTCTTAAGGATGCCTATATTGTTGCACGTGCTAAAACGGGCATTGATCAAGACAGTTCAAATAAGAAGAAAGCTAGGGGCGGCAACGGGGGAAACAATTTAAATGTTTCCAATATTGTGAACAAGTCTATCAGTGTTACTGCAAATATAGAAATAAAAGATCCTAAATTTGACTTTAACTTTAATTATGATATTAAGGTAAAACCACCAAGATTGAATATTAGAGTTGCAGCTCCAAAATATGCGCCTAAGATCAATGTAAAAACAGGTCCTATTCGAGTTTCTCCAAAAATTAAGGTGATCTGTGATTGTTGCTGTGGGAAAAAAGGAAACAATAAGAAAAGTATTGCTGAACAAGATGGACCTGATGGTAAAAGCAAAAACAAAAATAAGAACAACAAAAAAAATCCTGGAAAGAAACAAGGACTTCCTAAGCTGTGGGAAACGATAAAACGTATTTTTACCCCAAAGCCTGGCTCTAAGCCTCATAAGCCAGGAATTCCAGGAGGACCGAATGGAACTAAGGGGACACTTGGAAAAATATTTGATTTCGGTAAAAAAATACTTGGTGAAAATCCAGGAAATATGCTTAAAAAGATAGGCAAGGGAGCAATGAAGGGGGGCAAGAAGCTGCTTGGCCCAATTAGCATAGTATTAGATATTGTAGACATTGCTACTGCTTCGCCGGAAGAACGTCCGGCTGCTATTACATCAGCAGTTTTAGGAAGTAGTCTTACCACAGCTGGTGCAGCTATTGGTACAATGATTGCTCCGGGTATAGGTACCGTAATTGGTGGTCTTATTGGTGCAATTGCTAGTGTTATAGTAGATAGTTTAGCAGGTGAATGGTTAGCTCAAAAGTTCTCTGAAATGAGTGATTGGGCTGGAGAAAAAGCTACTTCTGCAATGGACTGGGTTGGAGAAAAAGCTATTGGTGCAAAGGATTGGATTGGCGAGAAAGCAAGTGTTGCGAAGGATTGGGTTGGTGAAAAAGCTTCCCAAGCTACAGATTGGATGAGTAATAAAGCATCTGATGTAAGTAATTGGTTTTCTAGTCAAACAAAAAGCTTGAAAAATGACTTCACCAATATGTTTGGTTATTCAAATGAACCTGAAAAATCACAACCTGCTGTTTCTGTAAATAAGGCCTCACAATCTTATAATCCCGCGTCAACTGCACCGGGGGCATCATTAGCTCTGTCAAGATTCCCCTCAGTTGACCCGGGACTTCCATTACCATCCTTTATCCAGCGTGCTCAAAACCGCTCCAAGGTAATTCAAGGCATGGGGCCAGGTGGTTCACAGATTTCTACGGCGAACGGAGGAAAACCCGCTCCGCAGTTCGTGCAAATAACGGATGAACAAATGAGTAGCTTCTCCGGTTTTCTCAAAGACTTCAAGACAGAAACGAACAACCAAATCAGTGTAACATTGCCTCCGGGAGCAGTACAGGTAACAGTTCAAGAAGATTCTATTGATTTCGACACAATGGCACTTCAAGTGGGACACCGGATTGTAAATGAGGTACGACAGGCAATTATTAATAGAGGTGGAGGGGACAATAGTTCCCTTAAAAAAGGTAAAGCTGTACTAGCCTAACGTAAATCTATCATAGTAGAAAGGAGGGGGGCTATGAGCATAGACTTTTTTCTGATTAATGGTAAAAGTGTATTTCAATTCCCGGTAAATCCTGAAGAGGTGAATATTTCACGACAAAAAGGATATGAGACAGTTACGATGCTTACACACGGAGAATTTGATTTTTCACAAGGAGAAAAGGTGAAAGAAATCACCTTTTCTTCTTTTTTTCCCAAGATGTATGATCCATCTTATTGCCGTTATAAAAATATTCCGGATCCTAACGAAGCGATGAACAAATTAAATGCAATGTTAAAAGCAGAGAAGCCGTATCAATTTATTATTACGAATACGCTAATTAATGTTCCTGTTTTTATCATTGCCCATAATACGACCTTTCGGGGAGGCGAGGCAGGAGACATATACTTTGAAATTACTTTGCGTACATGGCGTGAACCTAAAATAGTGTTGCGGAAAGGGGATTCCCCCAAAAAAGTAAACTCTAGTAACCTTCCACGCACGAATCTTAAAACCAAATCTAAGACGTATACTGTCAAAGCTGGAGATTCACTTTCTAAAATAGCAAAGCTGGAATTGGGGGACAGTTCCAAATGGAAAAGTATATATCAAATTAATACAAAGATCATAGGCAACAATCCGAATAAGATTAAAGTGGGCCAAAAGCTGGTGATGCCATGAGCTACCAAGTAATGCTTCAAGATAAATATGATCTTACCCCTCTGGTCGAAAAAATAACTTTAAAAGATGCTCTAAACCAAATTGCATATCAGGCCAGCATCCGTATAGCTGCTTCTCATGATATGCCGTCGATTACCCCAGGATTGCCTATTCGTGTCAGTGGAATTCCATTTGGAAAAAATGTGAAGGTACCACTTCTCCACCCTGCTGTTGTGTGGGAAGTAGAGAGCTCTAACAGCGGTACAAAACGTTTCTCTCTGGTGGTATATGACCGGACGATTTATTTGGATAAATCCGAGGATGAATATTTATTTCCCAAAGGACAAACGGCCACACAACGGTTGCGTAAATACGCGAAGGATTGGAAGTTTCAAATTCCCTCAATACCCGACACGAAAGTACAGTTAGGAAAAGGTATTTATCGTGCCCAGACTCTATATTCCATGATGCTTGCTGATTTGAAAGAGACAGCAAAATTGGGCGGAGATTTGTACCAGTTACGCATGACAAGTGCTGGATTGGAGCTATTTAAAATCGGTAGCAATCCTTCCCCCTATGTGTTAGACCGATTTATTGATCTTACGCAGTTGCGGACACTTGAGGGAGCCGTAACTAAAGTCAAAGTAATGACAGCTAATGAAAACGTAGGAAGCGGACAAGAGGTGCCGTCTAAGGTGCTGGCTGTAGCAGAAGGGGATACTAAAGCGCTAGGTACTTTGCAAAAACTGGTGGAAGATGATCAAGTGAAAGCAGCTGGTGGAGCGAGTAAGCTTGCTAAAAGTCATCTAACTGGAATCCAGGAAACTTTTACAGTTAATTTACCAGATATTAATACCATACGTGCTGGTGAAGCTGTGATGTTACAAGGATTAAAGTTGATTGTTACTTCGGTCAGTCGGGATTTGGGGAATCCGGGAAATATGACTTTAGAGCTCGCTTCCTTCGATATGGTTAAAAGGAGGTATTTTCTTGAGTAAAGACCCCTATGGTGCATTTGTAAGTGTAATGCAATCGTCTATGGCGGGACACACCCGGCAAGCGCTGAGTGGAGTGGGCGCGGTATTAGGCACGATCACCTCCACTGGACTCAAGCTGGACGATTTTAAACATGAGCTTCAGGATTATCTAATCGCGGAGCTGCCGGGACTGCTATCTGTACCACGCCATATGTACAAAGGTACCTCAACCGCAGTGGAATCGGAAAATTGGGAAGGCAAAGAGCTGAAAACTTCCTTTTATATCGGGGAAGACGAGCTGGAGGATGTGAATCTCAGTTTGAACGAAGGACTCAAGCCCGGAGATCGTGTACTGGCGGTTCGGGTGAATAGCGGCAATGATGTGGTGGTCGTGTGCAAGGTGGTGAATGGACGTGGCTAATTTGTTTCCCGAAACGGATGATATGATCTGGACAGACACGGATATGACCGACCCGGATGTACTGGAGGATAACCGTGCAGTATTTGGTCGAAGCTGGCGGTTTGATTTTGAAGCTGGTGAGTTTGTTATGAGCCCTAGCCGTAAAATCGTGACTACAGGCGAGAAAGAAGCCTGGGTACAGTGGTGTGAAAAAGCGATTCGCACTCCTCGCTACCGGCATGTGATCTATTCACCTGACTATGGGAGTGAGCTGGAGGAGCTGATTGGCAGCAGCTATGGGCACGGTGTGCAAGAAAGCGAAATTAAACGCATGGTCACGGAGGCATTACTAGCAGATGCACGTACGGCTAGTGTGGATCAGTTCACGTTTCGCTGGGAAGGTGAAGCGTGCCATTTTAGCTGCCAGATTACGAACGTGCGAGATGAAACAGAAATTGTGGAAAGTGTGGTGATCTAATGGCAGACTTGCCGGAATATTTGGTAGACCAGACGGAAGAGGAAATTTTAAATCGGATGCTGGAAAAAGTGCCTTCGGACATGGATAAGTCCGAGGGCTCTTTTATTTGGGATGCACAGGCGCCGGTAGCGTTTATGCTATCCGAAGCGGCAATCTGGGCGCAGGAGCTACTGCGACGTGGCTTTGCCAGCACAGCAGCCAGCGACAACCCGGATTTTCGCTCGCCAGAGCTGGATTTGCGGACAGCAGAGCATGGGGTGACACGGCGAGAAGCGGTTGCTGCCTCAGGTATGGTCACGTTTACGGGCACAGCGGGAACGACCGTCCCGGCGGGAACGTTGGTGGCGACCCCGGCAGATGATGTATCCGGGGAAGCTTCCATTGAGTATGCGACCATGGCATCGGTCACGCTGGATGAACAAGGTGCCGGGGAAGCGACTATTCGGGCGGCCAATCCCGGGCGCAGCGGTAATGTGCCTGCAGGTGTCATCCAAGTGATGGCAACCCCGATTAGCGGGGTCGCCTCTGTGATCAATACGGAGGAAACCAAAAGCGGTACAGACGTTGAGAGCGACCAGCTGTTGCTGGAGCGTTTTTATGCCAAGGTGCGGAACCAAGGCACAAGCGGCAACAAGGCGCAGTATACCCAGTGGGCGAATGAGATCGCTGGAGTTGGTGGCGTAGAAGTTGTTCCATTGTGGAAAGGACCGGGCACCGTGGGTTTATATGTGCTGGACACGGATAAACGCGCGGCCAGTCCGGATATCGTGGCTGCGGTGCAGAAATACATTGATCCGACCCAGGATGGGCAAGGAGAAGGGCTGGCACCAGCGGGCCCTGTAGTGACCATCATGCCAGCGGCAGAAGTGGAGATTAACATCTCAGTCAAGGTACAGCGTACCAAAGAGAAGCCGTCCACATTGGATGAAATCAAAAAGCTGATCGAAAGCGGTGTGCGGACGTATTTGAAGCAGCTTGCTTTTTACAAGGAAGACCCGTTGGTACGTTACACCCGGATTTCTGCTGTGCTGCTGGACATTCCGATTATTATTGATTTCTCTGAACTGAAAATCAATGGACAGAGCAATCAGAATATTGAGATTGGATCAGGTCAGGTGGCAGTGCTGGGGACGGTGAGCGTCAGTGAGTAACAATGGAACG